AGCAAAGTCGCAGTAGAGTCTTTTGTTAAGAGGTTCGAGTCTGCAAAGGCGCATCGTGCTACATGGGAATCACACTGGAGAGAGTGCTATGAATACGCATTGCCTCAACGAGAAGTGTTCAACAATGTCCAGCAAGGTGCGAAGAAGAACACACGTATCTATGACTCAACAGCATTGATTGCTACACAGAGATTTGCATCAAGACTACAGTCAACATTGATACCACCATTCAAGAAGTGGGCGAAGTTATCAGCAGGTAGTTCAATACCTAATGAGCAGCAGAACCAAGTGGATGGTGAGCTAGAACAAATGACTAATACTTTGTTCAGTTATCTTAATCAATCTAACTTAGCAACAGAAGCTAATGAAGCTTTTTTAGACCTAGCAGTAGGCACAGGCGCATTGTTGTTAGAAGAAGGTGAGGGTGATAACCTATTGAAGTTCACTGCTGTACCTATCAAGCAACTCATACTAGAGAATGGTCCTCAAGGAACTGTTGAGACAGTATTCAGAGAGCATGGTGTACCAGCACGAGACATACTTCGTATCTGGCCACTAGGCACAGTATCAACACAAGTCAAACGAATCATAGAAGAGAAACCTAATGATTTGATTGCAGTGATTGAAGGCACTATCTACAACGCTAAGAACGATAACTATGAGTATGTGATTATAGAAGAGTCAACAAAGCATGTTGTGTTTGAAGACTACTATGACATTAGCCCTTGGGTTGTATTCAGATGGTCTAAGGTAGCAGGTGAGCGTTATGGTCGTGGTCCTGTTATGGCAGCACTACCAGACATTAAGACAGCTAACGAGGTTGTTAAGTTTGTATTGAACAATGCTGAGAAAGAGATTGCTGGTGTATATACAGCGGTTGATGACGGTGTACTTAATCCTTGGACTGTGAACACAGCACCTGGTTCAGTCATCCCAGTAGCACAGCAAGGCTCATTAGAGCAACTACAATCTGGTGGTAACTTCAATGTATCACAGCTTATTCTTGAAGAGTTAAGAAACAACATTCGTATGGCTTTGTATCATGACCAGTTAGGTCCAGTAGCAGGCCCTACTAAGTCAGCAACAGAGATTAGCATTAGACAACAAGAACTAATGAGTGACATCGGTTCATCGTTTGGTAGATTACAGAAAGAGTTTATCAACAAGGTCATCAAGCGTTCTATTGATATTCTTCAACGTAATGGACATGTACCAGACATCAAGGTTGGTAATCAAATCATTGACATTAAAGTTATCTCACCACTTGCTCAACAGCAAGACATGGATGAAGTTAATAAACTAGCACAGTTCGTACAGTTTGCAGGCATGGTGGGCGAAGAGGCATTAACTATAGGCCTAGACCTTGAAGCGTTCCCTGAGCATATTGGTAAGTTACTAGGTGTTGCACCAGAGCTTATCCGCAGCAGAGAGCAACGTGAAAAAATGAAGCAAGCACAAGCACAAGAAGCTAAGGCGATGCAGATGGCAGAGATGGCGATGCAGAATCCAGCGTTAGCACAAGAAGCAGCAGAGAACCCAGAAGTAGCAGATGCTGCAATGAGAGGTGAACTTGAATGATAACGGTAAAGAACTAGATGCTTTAATAGCCTCAGTGTTCAAGACAGCCAGTGGCAAGAAGCTAATGGAACATCTTGATGAGAGGTTTATTAGACAACCAGTATGTAACCCTGGACAAACAGAAGGACAAGGTTACTTTAGAGAGGGGCAGAATAGTGTCATTAGATTCTTTCAGTCCTGTATTAAGCGTAGAGAGAAAGGCGATTATTAATTATGTGGAGTAATGTATGAGCGAGCAAGAAGAAACAATATTAGCAGATGCAACAGCAACAGCAAGTGAAGCACCAGAAGTAGAAGCACCAGTATCAGAAGGTGGGTGGATGTTATCAGAAGGTGTTAGCGGTGAGGGTGATACACCTGATTGGTTTAAGACTGGGAAGTATAAGACAGTAGCAGACCAAGCACAGGCATACGCAGGACTAGAATCTAAGTTAGGTTCGTTCACTGGCGCACCTGAAGATGGTTACAAGATAGAACTAAACGAAGAATTAGGCTACACAATCCCTGATGATGACCCTTTACTAGGTCAGTTCGGTGAGTGGGCGAAGGAAGCAGGACTATCTCAGGATGCACACACTCAATTATTGAACATGTATGTTGAGAATACTGCTGGTCAGATGGAAAACCTTGATGTAGAAGAAGAGGTTAAGAAGATTGGTGACAACGCACAGCAAAGAATCCAAGACATTACCCACTGGGGTCAAGCAAACTTAGATGAGAGTGAATATGCTACTCTACAATCTATGGCAACTACTGCTGCAGGCTTCCATTTGATTGAGAAGATGAGACAAATGTCTAGGGAAACTCAAGTAAGCGCACCTGATACAGCTAAACCAGTAGATAGTATGACTGAACAGAAGCTTTATGAGATGATTGGTGATGAAAGATACGAGTCAAACCCTTCATATCGTGCTGAAGTAGAGGCTAAATTCAGGGATTACTATGGTTCTGCGCCCACAAATACAGTGAAATCATAAAATAACTACCCACAACACTTGTGTTTTGATATAATCGGGGCAACAGACACCCTTCTTTTAGGCCTGTATTGGTAGTTTAAGCACCTCTAAAGTGCTAGATTCAACCCTTACAGGCTACTTGAATCGAGAAAAAGTAAGATTAATTTTTTAATTCATAAGGAGAAGACATAATGTCTATCAATTTAAGTAGTGCAGCTTCCGCTCAGTTTGATGCTGAAGTAAAGCACGCGTTCCAAACCTCAGGTAAATTGCGTGATGCAGTTCGCATGAGAGCAGGTGTTGTAGGTGATACTTACAACTTTCGTACTATGGGTAAAGGTTTAGCTAATCAAAAGGCTAGCCAAACAGATGTAACACCTATGGACATCACACACTCTAAAGTAGCTTGTACCCTTGGTAACTGGGTTGCTGGTGAGTACACTGACATCTTTGATGCTGCCGAAGTAAACTTCGATGAGCGCAGAGAGTTAGCACAGACTATTGCTGGTGCAATGGGTCGTAGAGCTGACCAGTTAATCGTTGATGCTTTATCAGCAGGTTCAACTATTGCTCATGGCTCAACTGGTTTAACAGTAGCTAAGATTACTTCAGCTGCGAAGACTCTAAACGATAATGGCGTTCCTATGGATGACCGTATCTTATTGACTTCAGCTGCAGGTATCGAAGACTTGTTAAATGAAGAGAAGGCTACTTCAGCTGACTATGCGACTGTTCGTGCATTGATGTCTGGTGAGCTTAATACTTTCATGGGATTCAACATCGTAATGATGGAGACTCGTGCAGAAGGTGGTCTAACATTAGCTTCAACAACTCGTGACTGTTTTGCGTTCCATAAGTCATCAATCGGTTGTGCTATTGGTTTAGACATTTCAACAGAAGTGAACTACATCCCTGAGAAAACTTCATGGTTATCTCTAGGTAAGTACAAAGCTGGTGCGGTTACTATCGACACAGCTGGTATTGTTAAAGTAGAAATCACTGAATAATAGGAGAATAACATGGCTTTCGATAAAAGCAATTTTGCTCGTATGAGTACCTCAGCTAACTCATCTATCCCTACTTTGTGGGGTTATTCAACTGCAGATGCAACAACTGTAGTTGATGGTGCTGGTTATTTCAATAATGTTTCTGGTGATGTTCAAGTTGGCGATTTGATTATGGCTAACACATCTACTGGTGGAACATTAGCTAGTGGCATTTACCAAGTAAGCTCTAACGCCTCTGGTGTTGTTGATACTAACAACGCTTTAGTAGTTACTGCTACTGACTCAGACTAATATTTGAGTTGATTTAAGACTGGCCCTTCTCACGAGGGGTCTTTCTTAAACTAACTTGGGTTTTAATTATGTCAGCAGTTAAGAACTACACAGACATCGACATAGCATCTAATGCTTTATTGTTGATAGGTGAGAACACTATCTCATCATTTACTGAGGACTCAACAGCAGCGTTGATTGCTTCTAACTTATATCATCCTACACTTGAGAGCGTATTGTCACTACACCCTTGGCGGTTTGCTTCAAGTAAAGCTACACTATCAAGACTAACATCTACTCCGATTAACCAGTGGAAGTATGGGTATCAACTACCTACTGACTTCTTGGTTGCTCAACATGTAGATTATGGCAATGATAACTTCCAGATTTACGCAGACAAGCTGTACTCAAACGAAACAACAATGGTCTTGGATTACACATACAAGCCAGACGAGGCACACTTACCTGCTTACTTCACAGAGCTATTAGAGTTAAGACTAGCATCTGTATTCGCTATCCCTATTACTGAATCTGCAACTAAAGGTGAGTATTACGCAGCATTAGCAGAGAAGCAACTACAAAGAGCTAAGACTATTGACTCACAATCAACCCCTAGCATAGCACCAGCTATTGATTCGGCACTTGTTAGGGCTAGATACTAATGCCTCAAGCGGTCACATCACAAACTACATTCTCAGCAGGTGAATTAGACCCTAGATTAGTAGCCAGACATGACTATGAGGCCTTCTACAAGGGCGCAGAAACCCTAACCAATGTAGTTTGTTTAGGCCAAGGTGGTGTTAAACGCAGACAAGGCCTTAGGTTCGTTGGTGATTTAGGTGAGTCAAATGTTAGATTCGTTGAGTTTGAGTTCAATATCACTCAGACATACCTTCTAGTGTTCGCACCTAACAAGATGTATGTCTATAAAGACGGTGTACAACAAACAAACATAAACGGTAGCGGTAATGATTACATGACTACTACATACTCAGCAGCGCAGTTACCAGAGCTTGGTTGGACTCAATCAGCTGATACATTAATCATGTGTCACAAGAGTCATGCTGTAGCTAAGATTGTTCGTGGTGCTTCACACACTACATGGACTAAATCAAACATCTCATTCTCTTATCTACCAACATTTGATTTTAATGCTGATTATGACAATGCTACATTCACACCACAGTCTTCATCTTATGTAGTTGGTGACACAGCGCAGATAAATATCTCTGGTGGCTCACCCCTTACAGCAGACCATGTTAATGGCATGTTCGAGGGTAACGATGGTGTAATTAGAATTAACTCAGTCAATGTGGGCGCACAAACCTTTACTGGTGAACTACTAAAAGAGTTCCTTAATAACAATGGTATTGCAGGTATTGATGCTTCATTAGAAGAACCAGCATGGTCAGCAGGACATGGTTATCCAGGTGTTGCAACATTCCATGAAGGCAGACTATGGTTCTCTAACTCTACAGGCTTACCTCAATCATTGTGGGGTTCAGTGACAGGTGACTTCTTTAACTTCAATAGAGGTTCAGGAAGAGATGACCAGTCTATCGATGTAACCCTTGATACAGATTCCGTAAATGCTATCCTATACTTAGTATCAGGTACGCACTTACAAGTATTTACTACTGGCGGTGAGTTCCATGTGCCAGACAGACCTATTAAACCTAGCAACATGGGTGTTCTTAGGCAGACCAGATTTGGTGCGTTACCTAGTGTACGCCCATTAAATGTTGATGGTGCTACTGTGTTTATTCAACGAAACGGTAAGCAAGTTCGAGAGTTCTTGTTTACTTATACCGAAGACTCATACAACTCCACTGAGATTAACCTTCTAGCACCTCATTTAACTAACAACCCTGTAGCAATGGCATCCCTAACTGGTGATGTAATTAACGAGGGTAACTACATCTATATCGTGAATGGTGATGGCACTATGGCCACATTCATTACGAATAGAGCTGAGAATGTACAAGCATGGACTAAATTCACTACTGAAGGCACTATCATGGATGTTGCAGTAGTAGAAGACGTTGTTTATGTCTATGTGAAGAGAACAATCAACAGTGTGGTTAAATACTATGTTGAAGCGTTGACTCATGATTACTATACTGATTCAGCTGTACAAGTATCGGGTGCAACACACGCTACAACCTTCGAGGTTACACTAGGAACGAATCATTTAGACGGACAGGAGTGTCGAGTAAGGGTAGATGGTTATACACACGCTAAGAAGACACCAGTGGCTGGCAAGATTACACTTGATAAGTTCGGAACAGATGTTGAGGTTGGTTTAGAATACGCATTAGAGATTAAGACAATGCCAGTTAATATTCAATTCCAGAGTGGGCCTATCAATACTAAGATGAGAAGAATCCTAAAAGTATCTGCTCAACTGTATGAGGCTAGTGGAATTAGTATCAATGGTAAAGCATTACCAGTAAGAAACTTTGGTATCGGTGTATTAGGCACAGGCATATCATCGTTCACAGGAATTAAAACAGTACC